TAATGTGTGCCGCATATGTGGCGCTAGCGTTCCCTAATGCCGACACAGCATGCGAAAATATGGAGCACGTTGTGAGGGTAGCAGAAAAATATGATGTTGAACCAACGGTTATGGTTTCACTAATTTTTGTTGAAAGCAGATGGACCACACGCGCAGTCTCTCGCGACGGGGCCTGCGGCTTGACGCAGGTTTTGCCTAGATATACTTCTGGGTATCGCAATAGGTTTGGAAAAAGACTCACTTGTAGAGGGCTGTTTAATCCAAAAGCCAGCATCCACAAGGGCATACAGATTTTAAGCTATCACCTTAAAAGATACCGTGGCAACTATAAAAGAAGTCTTTGCGCTTACAACGCCGGCGGCAGCAGATGTAAGAGAACGTCTGCTCATAACAAGGGGCATAGATACGCCAGAAAAGTACTTAGAACATCCAGGAAAATTGAAAGAGAAATGAGAGCAATAGAATCCGAGGGTTACGCCGATCCGGATGTACCAGGGTGTTATGAGTAAGTTTGATAGAGACTGCGATAAGGTTATAGTTGGAAGCAATTTAAGTGCAGTATTGTACTCATTCTTCCATTCAATCCCCATAATCTTTCTTAATAAGAAGAAGCCAGACGAGATAGATTATTTTGCAGCCGATATCGATTTAAGTAAACTTTTTTTCGATAACACAGAGAATCTTTTTAGAACTCCAGAGGGTGAAGTTACATGGGGCCTGCAAAAAGTAGAGTTGTGGACCAAGTTAATGTTCTCTTTGAACGCAGCAGGTCTTATTCTGGGTGGGGATCGAATGTTAAGTCTCCGCGTGCAACCAGATGAGGGTATGATTCGCGGCCTAACGGTCATTAACGGCCTGCCAACTATAAATTTTAACCAATTGATTGTGTTTGACGATACAATGCTACGAGGATTACCAGAAGCAAAGAAGAAGTGTGATCTTTATAGTGTTACTGACTTTATTAATGTCAACGCCTGTGGTCCTCACGAACTAGATTACGTAAGAACGGGTGATAAGTTTGTAAAAGAGTTTCATTTTGTACAGAATCACAAATTAGCAACAACAGGTAGAACCATAATGGCGTTGTCTGAACTAACACTGGAAGAGATTTATCATTTTGATTATTCAGATACGATGTCAAGATTTAAAGTAGCAGAACACATGGTTGAGGCGGGAATCAAAGGACCTAAGAATGGTGTTGATCCACAAGACTCAACCAAACAGAGATACCACCAGATTAGATTAACGACTTCATACAGAAAGACAGAGAAGAAAAATATGGATTCATATGATGATACTGACAATTTAACTTTTGTTGACCTTGAGGACACTTTTATTTTGAGTCACTACAAACCAGACAAAAATTCAGAACAATATAGAATACTTAAATTAATTAATGGATAAGGGTGAAGAAAACATAAGCTCGTTTCACCTTGCTGGTGTCGTTCCTATATCCGGACAACCTCTTGGTTTTGGTTTCCCGTGGGATGATTCACTTATGGCTATTGGAGAAAACTATCTAGCGATAGAAAGGTCGGTCCTTGAATGTGCCTACGCCGGTTGCGAAACTATATGGATAGTTTGCAATGAGGATACACAACCACTTATAAAACATCGCCTAGGCGACTTCATTCTCGATCCAATATCCGCCACCAATAGATTTAAGAAACACCCTACTGAATTTCAGAAGCAAATACCAATATTCTATGTTTCAATACATCCTAAAGATAGATTCAAAAGGGATTCGGTAGCATGGAGTGTTCTTTATGGAGCGAACTCTTCTTATTTTGTAAGTAAAAAGATTAGTAGATGGGTTACTCCTGATAGATATTATGTTTCTTTTCCATGGGGAGTTTATGATCCCGAACCTATCCGCCATCATAGGCGAGCAATCTCCAGCAAAAAGAAGGTCACACTGGTTCACGAAGATGAGAGCGTGATGAATGGGGGGTATCTAGGATTCTCTTTCGATGCAGACGATTTCTTTTTATTGAGAGATACTTTTAAAGAGAAGTATAAAACAATGAAGAAGGGTGTTCAAGATACGAAACTTGAGGATCTGTTTTGTTATCTCAAGCCTGAAGAAAGAACTACAATACCCATATCTTGGTATTATCCGATAGATAATTGGGAAGACTACTCTACTTATATTGGTTCACAAGAATCAAAAGAATTAATCCCGGTATCAAGTTTTATTTTAAAAAGAAAGAAACTTAACAAGATACCGAAACAGGAGTAGAAACAATGTCTGGATCAGAGTTTGGAGATAACACTAGCATTTCTGGATCGCTGGCAGTATCAGGTTCGGCCACTTTTAACGAAGAGAGCAAGGATGTAGACTTCCGAATCGAATCGGACAACAGACCTTATGCCTTCTACGTCGACGCTGGCAACGACAGAGTTGGCCTAGGCTGTTTCATAGCGCCTACACACCATGTAGAAATTCAACATGAGGGTGGTGACGGGGATCAAGGTCTTATGATAGTCCGTTATGACGGCGCTGTTTATACAAATAATCTTTTGGGTGGTGTCGGTTTCGACAATGCAGATCCTGTTGCCGGTATCCCTAGTCAAATACTTGAAGCTTCTTCTTACGTCGCCGGGTATGCTGCCGAAAACCACTCAATAACGAACAAAGGCGGCTATCTTGTTTTTGGTACTGCTAACATTGGCGATGATATGAACACTGCTACTCCCGAAAGAATGAGAATCGATTCTGCCGGTAACGTAGGTATTGGAACAACTGCTCCCCAGAACCCGCTTGATCTTTATGAAATGGGCGGTCTTCTTCTTGGAATTTCAATCTTAAACAATAGTGGTGGAAGCAGTAGCACATCTTACGCTGTTACTACAAGTATGGCTGTACCAACCAATCGTTGGAAAGTTACCTTTACTGCACCAGCCAGTGGCAAGGTCGAGATTCAGTTTCAAGGCTATTGCCACTCAGATACCTCCAGTGGTTTTGACTTCTTGTACTTAGGGCTTTCCGATTCAGATACTTATAACTCACTTGGAACTCAGTATGAAAAGAAAGTTCGAGTTCCGTCAACTGACGGTGCAGGTTCTAGTCATGACATTATAACACACAGTTGGTATCTGACTGGCCTGACAGCAGGGACTTCTTACACTTATTTTGTAGGAACAACAGGTCGAAACGCCAACCATACTTGGAAGTGGGGAGGCACAGATCAGGCCGAATATCCGGACCTTTTCATTCGCGCATTGTCTCTGCCAAATACAATAGCCACTGATTAAAAAAACACTTGACATACAGTAAAAACTATGTTAGTCTAGTACTATAAAAATAATTGGAGAAGAATATTGAGTAGTGATATACCTTTCGTGGGCTTGCATGCCCACAGTGGCCTTAGTGTTAATGACGGTCTTGGATACCCACAAGACCACATGAAGTTTGCACTAGAGAATGGTTCCGACGCACTAGCATTAACGGACCACGGACACATGAATGGTCTGCCATATCAGGTTCTTTTTGCGAAGAAGTTGAAGAGCGCAGGAGAAAACTTTAAACCTATCTTTGGGGTTGAGGCATACTTTTTGCCATCGCTGGAAGATTGGCGAGAAGAATATCAGAAAGCAAAAGAACAAAAGAAAAAGATCGACAAAGATGTAAGCCTAAGTATTGAAGATGAATCAGCATCTAAGCAAAAAGTGACTAATATTCTTAAGAAGAGAAATCATTTAATTCTTCTTGCACAGAACCAAACGGGGCTGAACAACATATTTAAGCTTGTTTCGGAGAGTTATAAAGATGGAAACTTTTATCGATATCCTAGAATGGATTATGATCTTTTGTCTCGCTATAGTGATGGTGTTATTGCTGCCAGTGCTTGTCTTGGCGGAGTATACGCTGGTAATTATTGGGACAATCGGGAAGATGGTCCTGAAGCGATTCTGGAGGCGATGAGGTCAACAACTCGTCGTATGCAGAGTGTCTTTGGTGATCGTTGGTATGGAGAACTACAGTGGAATAACATACCAGATCAGCATCAGTTAAACAAACACATCATCCAGGTTTGCCAGGAAATGAATGTAGAGTTGGTTTCTACTGCTGATAGTCATTACCCAACCCCTGATGCGTGGAAGGACCGAGAACTATATAAAAGAATCGGTTGGCTTGGCAAAGGAGGGCTCCCTTCTTATATGGATGAAGAGTTGCCTCCTGGTGTTGAGGAGATTGGTTACGAGTTGTACCCTAAGAACGGGGATCAAATGTGGGAAAGTTATATCAAGTACTCCAGTGAAGCCGGAGTTGAGTATGACGACGACTTAGTTATGGATTCAATAACGAGGACGCACCACATCGCACACGATATCATTGAAGACTTCATGCCTGATGATAATGTTCGACTCCCACAGTTTGTTGTCCCCGAAGGCAAAACAGACATTCAGGCATTAACTGAAAACTGTATCACTGGTCTTAAAGACAAGGAGTTGCACCAGAGTCAAGAATACATTGACAGACTGAAACTGGAACTTGAAGTAATCAAAGACAGGGGGTTCGCAAAATATTTCTTAACGATGCAAGCAGTTGCCGACAAGGCTGCATCTGTACAGATCACAGGCCCTGGCCGTGGATCCGCAGCAGGGTCTTTGGTTGCTTATGTACTGGACATTACACAAGTTGACCCAATCAAGTATGGGCTTCTGTTTTCTCGTTTCTTGCGAAGAGACGCAGTTGACTACCCTGATATTGACTATGATGTGTCAAACCCTATGGAGTTAAAAGAGATGTTGATCGAGGAGTGGGGAGACTCTACAGTTGTTCCTATTTCAAATTATAACACTCTTCAGCTTAGATCGCTCATCAAGGACGTTTCCAAATTTTACGACATTCCGTTCTCGGAAGTAAACCTAGTCACAGGTCGGATGATTCAAGAAGCCACACCACTGGCCAAGAAGGCTCATGGAATCAAGGCAGGTGTATATGTACCAAACTTTGAAGAGGTGATGGAATACTCAGAGTCTCTTAAAAGATTCTTGGATACATACCCGCATGTTAAAACTCACGTTGAAGCCTTACTAGGACAAGTCCGCAGCGTTTCCCGTCATGCAGGCGGAGTGGTTATCGGAGAGGATTTAGATAAGTGGATGCCCTTAATCAATAGCGGGGGAGTACGGCAGACACCATGGAGTGAGGGACAGAATGTACGACACTTAGAGCCCCTAGGGTTTATTAAGTTTGATATTCTGGGACTGGCGTCTCTACGAATGATTGAGGATTGTATCCGACACATTCTCCGCAGACACCACAATGTTCAGGAACCCACTTTTGACGAGATTAAATCATACTACGATGAGAAACTCCACCCAGATGTTATTAACCTGGAAGACCAGAACGTTTATAAGAATATCTTTCACAAGGGAAAGTGGGCAGGCGTCTTCCAGTTTAGCGAAAAGGGAGCCCAAGAATTCTGTGTCCGAGCCAAGCCAAAGAACATCATTGATATCTCTGCTATCACATCTATTTACCGCCCCGGCCCACTGAGTGCTAAGGTTGACCAGACTTATGTTGAGGCAAAGAATAACCCTTCTGAAGTTAGTTACGCCCATGAAATTATTAAAGAGGTGACTTCGGAAACGTACGGGTACCTTATCTTCCAGGAACAGATTGCTCTTCTGGCTCACAAGTTGGGTAAAAACATCACACTAGACGAAGGAAACACCCTTCGCAAACTACTAACTAAGAAGGGCACTGGAGACCATGAAAAGAAAAAGCAAAAGATCTACAACAAGTTTGTCGAAGGTTGTGTCGATAACGGACTTCAGAAGTCGAAAGCAGAAGAACTCTGGCAAACATTCGAGTACTTCTCAGGGTATGGCTTTAATAAGTCCCACGCTGTCAGCTACAGCATTCTTAGTTATCAGTGTGCCCATCTTCTTAACTACTATCCCTCTGAGTGGATGGCCGCTTTCTTGGATAAAGAGCCGGAGAAACGAAAAGAAAGAGCAATCAACATCGCCAAATCTTTTGGATTTAATATTGAAAAACTAAACATCAACACTTCCGGAACAGTGTGGGAAATATCACAGGATGGAGAGACGCTGATCCAACCTCTGACTTCGATCAAGGGTCTGGGGGATGCGGCTATTCAACAAATATTGAACCACAGGCCATTCCACACAGTGGAGGAGTTACTCTTCAACGAGGAGATTGTTTATAGTAAACTTAATAAAAAGACTCTTGACGTGATGTGTCGAGCGGGAGCATTAGACACACTTAGCGATGATCGGTTCACGGGTATGAAACACTTCTGGGCAGCAGCCATCGCTGATAGACCTAAGAGTCAGAAGAAACTCAACGAGTCTATTGAATCTTACATGGAGGAAGGGGAGTTTTCAGTTGAGGAGAAGATACATCACTTGTCGGAACTCACTGGGCTCTTTCCAATGGATTTAGTGTTGAATGAAAACACACGTAAAAAACTTGATGAGAACTTCATTCCAGCAATATCCGAGTATGATCCGGACTTAGAGGTGGTCTGGTTTATCCCAAGAGAGATTATCAAGAGGAAGACAAAGAATGGTAAGGACTATTGGATTCTTCGAGTCATCGACTCCAACAACATCTCTACTTCAATTAAATGTTGGGGAGTCAAGTCCGATGACAAGGTTTATATCAATAGACCTTATGTTGGAAGATTAAACTGGGAAGAGCAGTGGGGGTTCTCAACAAGATCAATTAGATATAATTTGAGATTAATAGGATAGGGGGGGAAGAATGGTAGAGAAAATATATTTTTATAAAGTCAGGCAAGAGGCCAAGTTACCAGTCAGGGAACACAAAACAGATGCTGGAGCAGACCTGTTTTATTGTTACGACCCAGAGTGGAGTACCAAGTGCCTATGGGAGGACTGCAACATCATGGTGGCAGCAGGGCAAAGTTGTTTGATACCAACAGGACTCAAGGTTGATTTACCAGCAGGTTACATGTTAGAGGTTAAGAACAAGTCTTCTGTAGCGACCAAACGAAGATTAATAGTTGGCGCTTGTGTTATCGATAGCGGATATACTGGCGAGATATATGTAAACTTACAGAACATAGGCAACGAGAATCAACTTATAGAGCCAAAGCAAAAGCTCGCACAAGTTGTTGTAGTGCCAATAGCAACACCACAGATTGTGGAAACAAAGCAAGATCCCGCGCTCATGAATACTTCACGAGGCTCAGGCGGGTTCGGTTCAACAGGAGAGTTTTAATGGGAAACAAAATGAAAAGAAAGATAGAGCGAGCAGGTTTGGCTAAAAAGAAAAAAGAGGCACAAAACGATATCAATGAAAAGGTGGGCCTCTTCTTTCAATTACCAGATGAGTGTACAAATTGTCACGATCCATTTGACAAAACCAATAAAGATATGTTAAGCTTGTGGAATGTTTGTGTCAGGCAAGAGGAGAAGAAGGTCAATCTTTACTGCCCTCCGTGCTGGGAAAAGGCAAACAAGATAATCGAGGACTTCAACAAGAGGGGAACTAAAGATGATAATTAACGAGAAGGGAGAACAAGAAGAGCAATTTCAGAAAGCATATGCTTTTGAAGACGTTCTGTTGGTTCCTCAGTATTCAGAAATAGAGAGCAGGAAAGAGGTTGATCTGACCAATAATCTAGGACCAGTTACTCTGACCCTTCCGGTTATATCAAGTCCCATGGACACGGTAACTGAATCAGCAATGGCAATCGCCTTATCAGAAGCCGGTGGCCTAGGCGTGCTACATAGATATAATTCTATTTCCGAACAAGCCGAGATGGCCAATAAAGTAATGAGCCAGCATTGGGCAGAGATTGATATTATGAGTGGTGGATATATAGCCGACATCGAACCAGAAGATAACTATAACGTGGCCGCAGCCATTGGTACAACAGGCGATTACCTCGAAAGAGCAACCGCATTGTTTGAACAAGGCGTTAATGTTTTTTGCCTTGATGTTGCACACGGACACCACTCTCTGGTAAAGAATGCTCTTGAGTCACTCAAGAAGACCTTCGGTAACAATGCACACATTATGGCTGGCAACGTAGCGACTAAGGAATCCGTCGATGATTTAGCAGACTGGGGAGCCGACAGCGTTAGAATTGGCATCGGCGGTGGTAGTATCTGTTCAACCAGGATCCAGACAGGCCACGGCATGCCAACATTTCAGTCTATAGTTGATTGTGCGAGGACTGATAGAAAAGTAAAACTGATTGCAGACGGAGGCATAAAGACCAGCGGAGACATTGTAAAGGCACTCGCCGCAGGTGCTCATGCCGTAATGCTAGGATCTCTTTTAGCAGGAACGGATGAGTCTCCTGGGGACATCTATGAGAATAGACGTGGAGAAAAATATAAAGCATATCGAGGCATGGCGAGTAAAGAAGCCCAGATTGATTGGCACGGAAGGTTCAGTTCTCTTGAAGGTATCTCGACCACAATACCGTACAAAGGTAAGGTTGATCTCATATTAGATGAGTTGAGAAGAGGAATCCGCTCCGGACTTTCTTACTCTGGTTGTCGAACGATTGAAGAGTTCCATCGAAAGGCTCGCTTCGTCCAACAGACTCCCGCAGGGCAGATAGAAAGTAGCACCCATATATTAAGAAGATGATCAGTTACGGAGAATATGAAAAGAAGATTGTCTTTGGCGACACAGACAAGAGGCATGCAGACTTAAGAATCAGACTGCATGTTGATGAACTAAAGCAGGGAGATTTCTTTAGGGCTGTGGTTACAGCATATATCGAACAGGATGAAGACTTTCTGAAGTTCTTAGAAAAATATAAAGATCAAGCAGGGATAAGGAAAAAGATATTGAATAAAAGTTATGCAAAAGCGAAAGAAACCAAAAAGAATTTTTCTCTTTCAGATGAAGAGATAGAAAATATATTTGACATTATAGCAGAGGAGACCGATGAATTATGAAAAAAATGTGTAAAGACATGTGTAAGGATAAAGATGTGGAGTGTCTTATAGACGATTGCAAACATTGGATAGACTATGGAAAGGACCTGAACTGTTCCTTGATTGCAATCGATAAAAACGGTAGAATGACACTTAGAGAAGTTGGCGACAGACTCGGGATTAGTTTTGTGAGAGTAAAACAAATAGAAAACGCCGCCCAAAAAAAATTATTAAAGAGAATAAACAACAACAGAATATAAGAAAAAGTATATAATTTAAAGCACTTTAGCATTTAAAGGACTATTTAATTTGAATCTTTTTTTCAAGGAGCAAAATGATGAGTAAAAAGACAATTCTTAACGAAGCAACAATTCGCCGCTTTATGAAGTTGGCAGACCTTAGACCACTTGCGGAAACTTTCGTAGCCGAAAATGAGGTCGAGGAAGGTGAATTTGACACAGAAGAGGCGCAGGAAGATGCCGAAGAAATCGACGCAGTTATGGCTGACGATGCCGATGAGTCCCCAGAGGATCTCGCACAAAAGGTAGCAGTCGCTGTAGCCGCCGCACTTGAGGATGCCCTTGACGTCGAGGTTAATGTCGAGGCTGGTGACGCTGAAGAGCCCGCCGATGATTTGGACATGGAGATGGACATGGAGATGGACGATGACGATGAGGAAGAAGGCGCTGCAATGTATCGTGATAACATGATGCAGGAAGGCACAGGCACCACTGACACCACCGAAACTACTGATGCTGGTACGACTACCGACACAACGGATAACACCGACACTACCACAACTACAGAGACTGCCACTACTGCCAACATAAACACAAATATCGACGCAGGAAATGACACAACCATCACAGAAGTTCAGACAACAGAGCAGAACGAGTTCTTCCAAGCAGTTTTCGCAAAGGTCCAAGCAAAGCTCACCGAGCAAAACAAAGACCAACTTGCTGAAGAACTTTCTGAGAAGATCTTCCGTAGACTCACACAGAAGACTGAAGTTTAATCTTTACAAAAGTTCCGGCTTTTGATATAATAAGGTCCGTATGTTTGGACAATACAATGATTTAATTTGGTTTATGCTGGGCGTGTTTGCGTACAGAGGGCTAACCACGGTGTTAAGCTATGGGCATCTTGTTAACATGATGACTGAGATTAATAAACAATGCCTGACACTTCTTGGAATAGTCTCTGCCGACTTAAGTTTGGCCAGAGAACTAAAGTATACTAATCTACATAAGACTGGGATCCCAGAAGAAGAACTGCAAGAGATAAAAAGATTGGATGACCGAACCTTTGAGACATGGAAACTTGTCTCAGTCTCCAATCTGATAACACATTTCCCTAGAACATACAAGTTTATTTTAAAATATGAAGATTGGGAAGGTGCAATGGCAGAGTTGGAACGTATTTATAAGAGAGACATAAAAAGAAAGCGGGAACAAAAGCCATGAATGTAAAGAAAATTATAACAACAAAGAAGATCAAGGAAAAGGTCGAAGAACCAGAAGAAGAGCTGGAGACCAGTCCTGAAAGCGCCGAAGGCGAAGAGCCAACTCTAGCCGACATGCTTCCATATCTATTCATGGAACCAGCCGAAGAAGAGGCTAAACCCAAGATTAGAACCCTATCTCTCCATGGAGAGATTAACGAGGAGTCCGCATCAGAGTTAATATACTCTCTGATGATGCTTAAAAGAATGGGCAAGAAGACAGAGTTGAAGGATCCAGAAGACCCAGAGTCGGAAGAGATAACAACTTATGAGCCAATCGAACTTCTAATCTCTACTCACGGAGGTTCCGCTTCAGAGATGTTCGGGATCTATGACACCATGAGAATGGTTAAGAAAGACTGTGACGTAGAAACATTCGGGATAGGAAAGGTTATGTCCGCTGGAGTCTTGTTGCTATCAGCAGGCACTAAGGGTAAAAGAAAGATTATGAAGAACTGTCGTATCATGATGCACAGTGTTATTGGCGCAAGTCATGGTGCACTTCACAGTCTTGAGAATGAGATGGACGAGATACGTTATCTACAGGAACAACACATAGACTGCCTTGTTGAAGAGACAGATATGACAAAGAGATATCTCAAGAAACTAATGGATAGAAAGGTAAACGTTTACCTTACAGCAGAGCAAGCAGTAGAACTTGGGATTGCTGACATAATTATTTAGAATTTACTTATAATATTAACTATTTAAAGCATGAGTTTAGAAAAACTAATAGAGAAACATTTTAAAACGACCCACAACGTCGGTGTTGGACTGAAGGACTTGATCGATATTGTTGAAGAGCAGATCAAATCTCTAGGTGATAAGGTGCAAATTACGGAGGCCGCACCCTCGGACCCAACCCCAGTGGACGTTGAGGCCGGAAAGAAGTTTGTATTGTCTCTTCCAAAGTTTTCTCCCACTGAGAACTGGGGAGACCCTGCTTCTTTAGAAAGAGGACAGGTAAACCAGATCTTCAGAGCCATCGGTGGAGGCGCGAGTCTTCCAGAGAAGCTCGCATTCATAAAGAGACTGCAAGAGCCGGACAACAATATCTCGTCTCCTAGAAGAGTCATCAGTACTTTGATTGTACTAGAGGCACTAAACGCAACTATTAATAGTTTCGGTGCTAGTACTGCTGGGTTTGTGTTTGAAGGTTTCCTCGCTGCACTACTTGGTGGTAAACAAGAGGCAGAGGTTTCTGAAAAAGGTAACCTTCCTATCCAAGATATCATAGCCTTTACGGAATATGGATCGGCAAATGTACCAATGAGTCTAAAGTTGCTGAAGAACACCACAGATGTGAAAGGCAGTTATACAAATTTGATTGATGCTTTGAACGAGTTCCAAGAAATGGTATACGTTGTTGTGTACAAAGAGGGTGGAGACCGAGAAGTATCAGAGATTGATATGAGACAGTTTGTGTTCAGGAGAGATAACTTCCTCCAGGCGATAACGATTAACAGTGGTGGGCAAAAATTGGTTTCCCTTGAAGGCAAGTCCCCTCAAGAGTCACTGAGTATCCTTACAAACCCAGAGTTAGATTGGCCTACACAATATGCGCTCCTTACTAGGACTGCTGGATACACAGGGCAGGCTATCCCAATGCCAGGAGAAGCACCTGAGCAGCAAGAAGAGACTCCAGAGGAGCAGGAGCCTGTAGCAGTTACAGCAGAGTCATTAAGAAGCAAGTGGGAACAACAGGTATTAGCCGAAGCCAAAGAAGGTGGAAAGACCCAGTGGTCGCTGTCCACATCGCAGTTGGCTACTAAGGTAAACGATATTATAGACTATCAGAACTTAGGCACACTTGAAGTCTCGCCAGAGAAGATTTATAGCACAGCCTCTGGATACCTGGATATTCTAGGTGATTCAGTGGTAGATCTATTTGAGGCCGTCGCTAATCTTTCTCAGAACCTCAACACATATTTTGTCGCTAAAGACCGAAGCAAAGCAATCAAGGGTGGCGAAGAAGCCGTTAAGAATGCTCAAGTGGTCGAACAAGAGGCGGCAGGACAATTAAGTAAAGAAAAATAAACTTAGCCCTTTACTTTTTTGAAAAAATTGATATAATATATACACTAACATTTAAGAGGTTTTTATGACTAAAAAGTATTGTGACACCAGTGCTCTCCAAGATGAGATACTGAAAGGTGTAAATAAATTAGCAGACAATGTTGCTAGTACCCTAGGCCCAAAGGGTCGCAACGTTATTCTTCAAGAGAAGGGTAAGCGCCCAATCATTACGAAAGATGGTGTGACCATCGCAAAGTTTATTGATCTGGAGGATCCTTTTCAGAATGTTGGAGCACAGGTTATCAAGCAAGCATCCGAAGAAACAAACAATGATGCTGGTGATGGCACGACTACGGCAACTGTATTAGCCAGAGCAATCCTTAACCAAGCACAACGTTATCTTAAAGCAGGTGCTTCACCAACCGAACTAAAGCGGGGAATGGACAAAGCGGTTAAAGTGATTGTAGACAACATTGAAGACCTATCCAGCCCCATCTCAAGCGAGGAAGACATTGCACATGTTGCAACAATATCTGCCAACAACGATGAGAAGATTGGCAAACTTGTTGCCATGGCCGTCGACCGAGTAGGTAAGGACGGCTCGATTACTGTTGAGGAAGCAAGATCAGTCGACACAAGTATTGATTTTGTGGAGGGCTTCCGAGTAGAGTCAGGGTACATCTCTCCTCAGTTCATTAACCAGGAACGAAGGGGTGCGGTTAAGTATGAGGATTGTTATGTTTTAATAACCGACGAGTCTGTTGAGGCCGTAGAACAGATCCTACCGACACTTGAACTGGTCTCAAGAGAGAACAGACCTTTATTAATAGTCGCAGAGAACGTAGAGGGGCAGGCCCTCGCAGCACTTATCATGAACGCTCTTAGAGGAACAATGCGGGTCGCAGCGATTAAGGCACCTTTATATGGCGAAGAGAGGAGAAGCACTCTCAAAGACTTAGCGACATCTATTGGTGCGACCATGGCCAATCGAACATCAGGTGTTACCCTAGGAGATGTCAAGCTAGAGCACCTAGGTGTGGTTTCTACGGTTGATATTACAAAGAACACTACGACTTTTATTGGCGGCAAAGGCGACGTTGAAGACGTCGAAAGACGAATTGAAAACTTAAAAGTAGAACTTGAACAGACAGAAAACATGCACGAAGCCCAGAGAATCCAGGACAGGATTACTAGGTTAGCAAGTGGTGTGGCAATCATCCGAGCGGGTGGTCTTACCGAAGTAGAGATGATCGAAAAGAAACATCGCATTGAAGACGCCCTAGAGGCCGTCAGATCCGCGCAACAAGAAGGTATCGTACCAGGAGGTGGTGTAACCCTTTTGAGAGCATCTAGGGGCATTCACGTCGATGTTGCCAATGATGACCAGGGATTAGGTGTAAAGATAATCATGGAGGCTGTAAAAGATCCCGTGAAACAAATGGCCACCAATGCCGGTCTTTCCCCAGATGTTATAATAGAAAAGGTTCTGGCTGAGAAAGGTTCGATGGGAATGAATTTTTATTCAGGAGAGATTGTTGACCTGCTTGAGGAAGGCGTCATTGACCCAGCCAAGGTAACGAGAACAGCATTGCAAAACGCTGTATCCGTTGCTTCGACATTAATTACAACAAATTATGCAATTATTGAAGTTTAGAAAAAAACACTTGACTAAATATAGTTATTGTGTTATAGTCGGGTACAGGTAATAAAAATGTTAACACCACAAGAAGCACTAATAGAACTTAATGGCAAACTCGAAAGAGTAATCGATTCGATAGATTTCATGAAGGAAAGACAAGAGGTCATGTCACAGGAGATCTCCGAGATCCATAAGGACGTGTTTGAGCCAGACGAAGGACTTCACGCACGCTTGCGTGATCTGGAGAACTGGAAAGGCACCTCCTCGAAGTTGATGTGGATGCTTCTAGGAAGTCTTTTCTCTTTAGGAAGCGCATTGTGGATTCAACATATATTATAATATAACAAGGTAAAAAATGAAAGTACAAATTCAACATTCAATCGAGACAGAAAACATTCCTAATAAAGTAGAAGAACTAGTTGAGCAATTAAACACAAAGGTACATGAAGAAATTATGTGTCGAATGACGAACAATTCTCGCCTTGTTGGCAGCAACAGCAAAGAGAAGATTCTGTTTGCAGTTCGTGATATGATGGAGATGCAAACGACACTTCAAGAAGTGGCTTCAATGTATGATGATATTGTGAGCATCTCTCACGGGTACCTGTCAGTCTTGGATACTATGGAGCAGGAGGCAATCACCAGAGCCAATGCTCAAGCACAAGAAGCACAGGAAGTGGTTAACGCCGTAACAGCAGCAGCAACGGCTCCAGCCCCAACGGCAAAAGAGAAGACCACTTCAAGAAAGAAAAACACTAAAGCCAAATAAAATGAAAAGTGTAAAGAAAGGAGACCTTGTGTATGTGCCATCGCATACGGTCCTTTTTCGTTTCGAGGGAGGAGTAGTGACAGAACACATAACAACACATCAGCCTGCCCCCGCTTTGATGGTCAGCGATGATTGCGAAGATATGATGGGTGCCGCAGGCCAGCCCTATTGTGAGATTTTATATGGTGGTAGGCGTTGGTCTATACCAAAGCACAGAGCATATGCACTAAACAAAACGGAGACAGCATAGATGATAGTTTCATTAGTAGAACTTTTTGAGAATACGAAAGTGCACTCAAACCAAAAAAACAGAACCTATGACCTCAGAGAGGTTTTTATTAATCCAGAGCAGGTTGTATGTCTCAGAGAAGACATACAATATCAATCTCTACTTACAGAAAACAAGTTACCAAGTGGCCTTAATAGCGAACAAAAGTTCACAAGGATACACTTGAATCGAGGACAGTCTGGTATTGATGTGGTCGTTGTAGGCTCTCCGCAACAAATACAAAGAAAGATTTATAGTCAGGACAAGGCAACTAGAGTTTTAAAAGATTAAAAATGTGGGACAACTTTTACAGTAAAGATAAAAAATATTGGTTCGACCCGGAAGTACGCTCTAAACAGGAAGAAGAGATCTCTACCGTTCTAGTTTATCTAAATCATTTGTTAGAAGAGAATGTGAGCCAGGGAGGCTCGGAAGACCTAAAGGTTCTGTTGTGCGAGTATATTGTTAACGCCACTAGTTTTAAGAGGCTGATGGAAGAAGTGCAGACAAACGGATTAAAATTGAATAAGAAAATAGACAAGGAGCAGTATCTCCTCGACGGTATTCAAACCGCTTTAATGAGAAGCCAAGCGAACCTGATTATGTCCAATGATTTGATTCTTTATAATAAATGGGGAATTAATTTAACTGTCCAATAATACTAGACTACTTATAGTGAGGCTGTTGAATATGAAAATAACTAAACAAAAACTTAGAAAACTTATTGTAGAAGAGTGTCAGGCACTAGAAGAAGAAGAGAAGGTAGAGGAACTCCTTAAACTTATAGAAGGTGAGGTTGATCTTTACATCTTGAAAGCAACAATCGTTTACGATAAAAAAATAAACACTACTGATATTTTAAATAAAATTCGAGCACTGAAGGGTGTCACACGAACTAGCCCACAGGGTGAAGCAACCGATGCCGGAGGCAACTTACGTCGACATTTTATCGATATTAAGATCGCACTAGAGAGCGGTTCGATACAGGCTTACATGAATGCCCTTCTTAAGGAAATCGCAGTAATGCCAGAAGTTATACGAATTAGAATCATGAACATCAATTCAGCGGAGAGATAATGGGCGAATGGGGAAACGAAAACTATAACGGATGGGCTTGTTATCTTAAAGAGAACAAATATAACGGAGTTATCGTAGCGATATATGGACCAACATCTTCAGGCAAATCAGTTGCTAGGGACGTGTTTGTGCAGGAGGGGTGGGACAAATTAGTTTCGTACACCACCCGACCACCTCGCCCCGGTGCATTAGAAGAGAGTGCTCACGAGTACGACTTTGTATCCCCAGAGGAGTTCAGTGAACTAAACGATGGCAACATGCTTATGAACGTCAATTTATCATATGCAGGCAACTCCTACGGCACAGACAAGAAGAGGGTTAAGGAAACTAAAAGAGGCATCATGATAACGGATAAAACATCCATCCCCAAACTGAAGAAGGAGATGGAGGCACTGGGTAAAAGAGTTGTCACAGTGTACGTAACCGCCCCACCAGAGACACTGTTAGAAAGACAGACAAAGAGACTCAAGACAGGCGAGTATGAAGATCAGCAGCAGATGCAAATGAGAATGGCTGAGTTAGAGAAAGAAATAGAAAGAGAACAAAAGATCATATCAATGGCGGACTATGTTATAATGGAAGATGACATTCCACAAACAATAGCCAAGGCAAAGGACTTAGCCGATAGATTATAATGGAGTTGTTGTCGACACATATGTGCAAGGAAGGCGACTGCGGATACCACGGCAATCTGTTTGGAGGTATGATGTTAACATGGCTCGATGAAGCGGCGGTGGCATATGCTTGTCAGATTTGCGACACGGCTAGAATGGTGACAGTTTCTTTGGACAAGGTTGAGTTTCTTAAACCAGTGCGCCCCGGACAAATAATAAAGATATACGGAAAGATAGAAAGATTTGGAACGTCTTCTTGTGTCTTGACCATAGAGGCAAGAAGACACAGTGTGTACAACGGCTCTCAAAAGATAGTGTGCCGCACCAACATGAAGTTCGTTCGCATCGATGGAGACGGAGAAGCCGTACCAATAGCACAGTATATCAAGGAGAAGTATGGTGGAAAAGATAACTAGAGTCTCACCAGTGGTGTCAATACCAGCGGCGCATTTAAAATGGTGTGGGTTGGAACAGCAGGTTGTAGAACCGCCCCAACCCCCTGAAGAAACTGAACCAGAGCCAGAACCAGAGCCGCAAAAGCCTGAGCCCCCACGGGTTTTATCTGGTGAACTGATTTTGTATAACAAAGCTGGCAGAGTAAAAGTGCATCACGCTGATTTAAAAAACGAAAAAATGAAGTTATAACAACTATTTATTAGACCAAGGGGTTATAACAATGAGCACTATAAAAGGACTACACGCTAGGCTTACAGCGGAACTATTCAAAGAGGTACTTGAAGATAAAGGCTATGCTTTTTTTGACGGGAACAAATCTTATAACTTAAACATCATCAGTGTGCGAAGCAACTCTAATGCTTCTAAGTGCTTTGATGATTGTCTGATGGTTATCTATAGAAATCTTGTTTTAGACTGGCAAGTTGAAACATACCAGATGACCACAGAACCAGGGCCATCAATTCTTCGCAAGCCTATTAACCCTGACGGCACGGCGATATTAGTGCCGGGACAATACAGAGGGACATATAAGATAGGATCTCACGGAGGCTCCTTCCGACACACTGCCTTGGTTCAAAGAGGAGGGCCTGTTAAGGTCTACCGTGATGCGAATAAGGATCGTGATCTCGACAAAGAAGAGTCGAGCATCCAGTCTGGGATGTTTGGTATTAATATACACAGGCACGCCCGCCCAGCAGAAAAAGAGTATGTTCGTGGTTCTTCAGCAGGTTGCCAAGTGTTTAAGAATAGTAAAGAGTTTGCAGAGTTCTTAGAGGTTTGTAATAAATCCGCTGATAAGTTTGGCAACTCTTTTACTTACACTTTACTTGATGAAGAGGATATATAGGATATATGTTTAATTACACAAATATGTTTGAAGAGCTTGACACGGACTCCCTGAAGGTACAGGACGACTTAGACCGACAGGTTTGGGAAGCCGACGATAAGATAAAGCCAGAGATCTCAGAAAGGCTCCTTAAGATTGCCAGAGACTTCATCAACCAACTTGGCTTAGATAAATTTGAAATACAGGACATAGTTCTTACTGGATCACTAGCAGCGTACAACTGGTCCAAGTACTCAGACTTTGATTTGCATATCATCTTAGACTTTGCACAGATAGACGAGAACATAGAACTGGTTAAAGACTTCTTGAATGCTAAGAAAGGTGCATGGAACCGTGAACATATGATAACTATCGGTGACTACGAGGTTGAATTATACTTTGAGAATAGGGGAGAGCCACATGAATCCCCAGGCGTCTACTCTCTGAAGTATGATAAGTGGAACACAAAACCGGAAAATGTTACGGCTAGAATAGACATGGAGAACTCAGTTAAGAAGGCTGAAGACCTCGTAAGACAGATCGACGACGCAGAGAAGTTCATGAAGAAAGAGAAGTATGACAAGGCAATACAATATGCCAAGAAAATAAAAGATAAGATCAAAAAGATGAGACAGTCTGGCCTAGAAGAGCGCGGAGTATACTCTGTAGAGAACCTAGCGTTCAAACTTTTAAGACGCTCAGGTGATATTGGAAGGCTTTTGGATGTCATAAACGACTCTTATGATAAAAAAATGTCGATTTCTTAAGAAAAAATTTAAGTTTTACTTCTAATACTGTATAGTTATAGATAGGTGCGTACTTTTCTACGCACTTCAACATAGCTTAACAGTAATATTAGGAGGACGAGAGGTGCAGGTCGCAGTTTTGAGTGATCTACATTTGGGCGTAAAGGACAAATTAGATCAATTTTATAGGGCAGAGGGAGCAGAGCAGCAATTATATTCTTTATTGGATTATCTTGAACGAACTGTAGACAAAATAGTATTACTAGGAGACGTCTTTGAGACACTCAGAGCAAAGACCTTCAACACTGAAAAGGAATTAGTAAGAATACTCAAAGCATACCCAGAGTTTGCATCCAGAATTTTAGACAATCCTAAGTATGAACTGATACAAGGCAACCATGACCTTGACACTGTTAAACTTTTAGGTGCTAAGAAAGATTTAATATTAGAGGACCACGGCGAGAAAATATATTTGATGCACGGACATCAACTAGACCCTATGGTATCAGACTTTTGGACAAACCACTTTGAACATCTTGGAGTATGGGCAGGTGGTTGGTTTGCTAGACTAGGGTTTGACTGGACAAATAATATGAACAAGATCAGCAAGAAGAAAGCCTTAGAAGATTCCTGGCCCATCGGAGACTTCGAGAAGATGTCCGCCATGGTTGCAAAGGATCGAGGATGTGGTATTGTTGTGACGGGGCATTCACATCACCCTATGAAGAAAGAACTTTATGGTGCACTCTATTTAAATAGTGGGGCAAGAGTCGAGGGCAGACACGATCTCGTCTTCTTGGACACTGTACACAAAGATTACGATCTTTATAAAACATCTTTGTTACTATCTCAAAACCACTTCTAACTTTATGACACCAACTTTAAAACCACTACACTCAGACTTACTTCAACATGTCCAAGACTTTAGATAAGGTGCAAAGATTGATGGACGACTACGCTAAAAGAAACCGGGGTGACCTGTATACCAAGTCAATGAGCGACCTCGCAAGAATGATATCTTGCACTTGTTATAATTCTTAGACACCTATTTATATAAGAATGGGGCATAGTATATGAGCAATAATATAAGGTCTAAGTTTCTTGTGGGGGATGTCATAGAGTACATACCAGGAACAGGTGTGACCGCGTACCCCTTGTCTTCAAGCCTAGGTTTCATAACTGAAGTGAAGGATGACTTCTACATCAAAGTTCATTGGTATGTTATTAATGTACTACCAACTGCACGCGGCGAAGAGGAATGGATAGCCGCTGGTATACTAGAGCAGATAGGAAAATTAAAGGTGGTGTCAAAAAAAGATGAGTGACGACGAAGACAAAGACAGAGTAGAGTTGGGAGTCACTGTAAAAGAGGGTGCGGTGATCTTACGAGATGAGGCAGTCCCCATCTTTATATACCCACAAGGCCCAGGCCCAGACAATATTGATGTCTACATGCAGATGAACTTTATAAAGTTCTGTATGAATCAAACTGAGTATGTCTCTGATTACCTAGAATGGCTTGACACACAAGGGCAAGTAATGGAAGACGAGAAGAAAAAGAAGAAGGCAGAAGAGAAGAGAAAGAAGTTTACTTTAATAAAAAAACCTTGACAAATAAAACAAAGTATAGTATAGTTGTTCTATGAGTTGGAATACAAAAGATACTATTAGATGGAAAAGAAAGAACCCCGGCCACTATGAGATGTACGCTTGGTATATCTGGAAGGAGCCTGAAGTGCATGCTGAGATTGTTAAGCAAGGCAGCAAGTGGAAATACAGGTTGTGGACGTGGGGATCGAAAATTCCAGAGCCATTAGACTTTTCTCATGAAAAATTCAAGAGCGCCAGGGATATTAAGGCACGAGTGCTTGAGCTTGTTTTTGAAGAAGAGGCCCCTCATCCACACATTAAGTAACAGAAATCGTCTGTTTTAAGTATCGAGGTGGTATTTAATGTATGGAGATAGGGCAACTAGTGTGGTTCTGTTGGTGGAAGGGACACTTTCCCAACGCAGATGGTCAAAGCGATTTGATCAGGAAGGCAGCTTTGATCTTGGGAGAGTACGAGGCGGTTGACAATACAGAGGACATGTGGTATGATATTTATGTATTTGAAGACAACCGAAGGCTAATTGTAGATGACGTAAAGTTGGAGAAGATAAATAGGGTAGAAGAATAAATGGCTGTTAGAACTAAAAAGAAAGGAAAGAAAACTAGACAAGGTAAGGGAAAACACTCTTACTACACTAAACAGAAGACTGGAAAGAATCATGCGAAAAGAGGAAAGCGAAGTAGAGGTCAGGGATAGGATCAGTGGTGAACAGGTCGACCAAGTTCTGTCGTCGAGCGAACTCACACAGAAAGAGTGTGAGTTTATTAAAAGTATTTGCGAGCAACAGAAAACCAGAGTTTTGTCAGAGGCACAGGTTTCGTGGTGGAACGAGTTATACAAGGATCACAACACACAAGCGCAACTTAAGAAGGCTAGTTGGGTAGAGAAGCGGTATGACAAAGAGAAAAGAAAGATAGCCAAGATTTGTGCTGCGTATTATTATTCCTCCGCAGGCCCACGCTACTTTAAAAAATTGGCCAAAAGCGTTTTGACAGATGAAAGTTTTGTTCCAACTGAGAAACAATGGCGTGCCATGTGTACGAACAAGTACGCAAGGAAAGTGATCGAAGCCACAGAGGCTCCCCCTCGATATGAGGTTGGCTCGTTTGTTTCTTTCAGACAAGGGGCACCCCATGCGTATGCCAACGACCGCCGCCGCACGAACAGGCTTCCTAACTGTGCTCTAGTATTGGAGACGGATACGAAAGCGGTAACATCAGCAGCGAAGGGAACCAAGAAGTATAAGATTTTAATTGTGGGAGATACAAAGTCCAGAGTAATAGAAGAGAGATATCTAAAACCCTACAGGAGAAAGAAGTGAAAAAGACAGGAAAGGTAGAAGTAGTATGCGGCCCTATGTTCTCAGGTAAATCTGAAGAACTTATGCGCCGACTCAATCGCACAAGAATTGCCAAAAGAAAATTCCAGTTATTTAAACCAGAAATAGATAACAGATATAGTGAGGACGAAGTTATATCTCATGCAGGGCAAAAAATGAAATGCACTCCTGTGAAGTTCGCACGGAATGTATTAGACCTAGTTGATGAGGACACGGAGGTTGTTGCAATAGATGAGGCACAGTTCTTTAGTTCACAACTGTTAGACACGGTGCTATCGTTAGCACAATCAGGTAAGAGAGTCATTCTTGCTGGGCTTGATATGGACTCCGATGGTGTACCTTTCGGGCCAATGGGGGGCATCCTGGCGACCGCAGAGAGCGTAACAAAACTGACTGCCGTGTGCGAGGTGTGTGGCGATGACGCAACACATACATACAGAACTTCTGAAACTTCTGGCACAGTCTTAGTTGGTGAGCACGATCATTACATGGCAACATGCCGAGACCATTGGGGGCCAGCACAATGAACAGGAGTAGATGGATAGGTATACTAGGGGTTGTATTCTGTAGTGGCTTTTTAGTAGGCTCCTTCACACACAGGAGAGCACTCCATAGTTGTATAGATGAGTTGTCAGGGGATAGCAGAGAACTGGTAAACTATGCCGGCACCCTTGAGGAACAGAACAGTTACTTACGAGAAGGTGTCGACATGTTGACAGAACATCTCTTGGACTGTGAAAGAAATCAGTCAATAGGTTGTGTCCGAGGGGCCTATTATCCCCGTGGTCAATAAGAAGGAAAGGAAACTTGAAGTAGGAGACTTAGTAGAATATATATCCGACTCCGTGCCACCCCATGATCGGGATCGTCTCTATGACTCTTACAACAAATTTGGAATTATAACTAAAATTTACATACTTAGTTATACCAATGAAGAAGTGACTAGAGTATATTGGCTAGACATTGAGAGATTTGGTGATTGCTTTTTGGAGGAGCTTGAGTTAGTAAGTGCGTGTGGGGGATCTAGTAACATATAAAGAAGCAGAGTATGGCTTAGTTGGCGTTGTGGTGGAACTCTTAGGAGAGGTTCAGGAGAACACGGCTTTCTATGAGATGGCGAAATCATATTACTTTTATAACAATGACGATGATACTACTTGGCCTGCTATTGAGTTGTGCCGAGTGTTCTGGCTTCAGGCAGGGTACACGTATGTAGAATATGTGCACGAACTGGAGACGATAAGTGAAGGTCGGTGATTTAGTTGGATACAACTGGGAACAATGGGCCTCCCCTCCTTCTTCACACTTAGGTATTGTTTTGGAAGTTGATGAAAAATATGGTTATGCAACCGTTTGGTGGTACCAACTGGCCTACAAACAACAGATCGCTACTAGTGAGTTACTCATTGTTTTGATGCCTAGGAGAGATAGATTATGAATAACTTTAAGATGGGAGACTTAGTTAAATTCGCTGTAGACGCTGACCTTATGACAGAGGCCGCAAGTAATGATGCCATAGGTGTTATTGTTGAAGTAGGGGAAGAAGACACCAGGATTTACGGTGATGGCATTTGCACGGAGAATTATGTTGATGTTGTCTGGCTTACGTGGAAACCTATCGAGTCCAGAAGATACAGGTCTCCCCAGATAACATTAAAAATAATAAGCAAGGCCCTTGACAAACAACAAAAACTTTGATATAGTAGTTATTGTATGATTTGGCAAACACTAACAACAGAAGAAGCACAGACTTTTCTCACCGCAGGCACTTTTATAGTCGGGTTTTCGATGGGATGTATTTTAAGTTTATATTTGATGTCTAAACGACGTCGAGACATATAGTTACTTATAGGAGGAAAACTCATGACAACTTCAGTTTATGATATGGTAGAGGGCAAATGGTATCTTGAAATGGCTGACGGAGAGTTGATTCCTTGTGACAGCCAGCAACAAGCCGACGAGCTTGAGAGGGCTTCACAGCAAGAAATTGAAGAATACAAAGCCTATCTCCTTGAGAGAGGTTTGGTACCAAGACTTCAATCCATTTACGAGACTCAGAATTAGAACATTGGCTCTCTCTCTAGTGACCTGGGTATTGTCATTTAAAACTGCCCGCTATTTTACTCTTGAACACAAGGAAATTATATGAGTGACAACGAAGACGATAACGGGAATAGAATAAATCGCTTGCTGTGTTCCTTCTGTGGTAAGTCGCAGAAAGAAGTTAAGAAGTTAATTGCAGGAAATGATTCTTTTATATGTGACGAGTGCATATCAATTTGTAATGACATAATTGATGAGGAAGGATTAGAAGAAGCACTGGAGGAGATGACTGAACTTCCAAAGCCAAAAGAAATAAAAGAGATGCTTGATGATTATATCATTGGACAAGACCAGGCAAAGAAAGTATTATCAGTAGCAGTTTATAATCACTATAAAAGACTTCACATCAATGAAGAGAGTAAATCCAAACGTCGACGTAAAGGCGATCCACATGAAATAGAGATAGAGAAATCGAACATCTTATTGCTAGGCCCCACTGGTTCAGGAAAGACACTACTCGCACGAACACTAGCCAAGCTGTTAAAGGTTCCCTTTGCGATCACAGATGCCACAAGTCTAACCGAGGCTGGTTATGTGGGAGAGGACGTAGAGAACATACTCCTGTCCTTGATTCGTAATGCAGACGACGACGTAGACTTAGCCATGAAGGGCATCGTTTATATTGATGAGATAGATAAGTTGGCAAAGAAAACAGAGGGCATATCAACGACTCGTGACGTGTCAGGCGAGGGCGTTCAACAAGCACTACTCAAACTCATTGAGGGAACCGTCGCTAAGATACCCCCGAAGGGAGGAAGGAAACATCCGAACCAAGAGTTCATTGAACTTGACACAACGAATATCTTATTCATTTGTGGTGGTGCGTTCAGTGGCATTGAGGGGATCATCGAGAAGAGAATAGGTACTAGATCTATCGGATTCAAGTCCGGCCTAGCCCCACAAAGAGTAATAAAAAAGGTCGACGAAAATGCAGACTACATGTTTGATGTGGAGCCAAACGACTTAGTTAAGTTCGGATTGATCCCAGAGTTCATAGGTCGTGTTCCAATCATTGCTTCCCTAGGAAAGTTAGATCAGGATTCTTTGCTGAGGATATTGAACGAACCTAAAGACGCAATCCTTAAACAATACCAAAAACTATTTGAGTGGGAGAAGATTGACATTCAGTTTACAGAGTCAGCGATGCGAGCGATAGCAGAGGAGGCAATCCAAAGAGGGACAGGAGCCCGTGGACTCCGTGCTATTATTGAATCGGTGATGCTTGAAACGATGTACGAAGTCCCATCACAGGACGGCGCAAAGGCTGTTATCATAAATGAAGACTGCATTAGGAACGGGGAGACTCCGTTGATTATATACAGCACTGAAGAGAAAGCAGAATAAAAATAAAATAATTGCTTGACAAAAAAGAAATATTATAGTATAGTAGGGACATGTTTTATTTAACTTTAGCATCAATAGTAGTCATCTTTTGGCTATATAGTTATGCGATTTATCAACTGGGCTATGCCCTAGGACATCTTGAATCGACGGTGCAGTCATGCATGCAGGCTTTTAAGATAGACGAAGAAGAACTAACAAAGGAAGAGGTCGAGAGTGTTGAAAAAGACGTCAGATAATCCCCAATCCCTTTCATCGATTACCTACTTACAGGTCTGCGAACTCACAGAGAAGGAAAAGGTGTTATACATCTTGGAACAATTTGCAGAGAGTGGAACGCAGATAAACTCAGATGTGGCACGTAAGCATATTGCAGATCAAATCATGAGAGCACTGAAGATGGCTAAAGAATACAACCCATACTTAGGAGTATAACATGGCGGGAGACATGAGCAGCATACACCCAGATCGACAAAGAGATGTCCGTAGCACCATCAAGAGAACAATACTTTTGGTGATGTTAAACGTCGTCCCGTTGTTATTAATTTATTTATTTTATTAAGAGAGAAATCGATGGATCATAAAGATGAGATAAGACAGAGACTCAACATGTATGACGAAGGCAAGAGGTTTGCCCTCGACTGTATAGCAGAGGATATCGAACTACTAGTAGCCTTCATGGAACTGACAGAGTTAGAAAAAATCGAAGAAGGGTGTTACAACACACTGGCAGTTGTATCGGAAGTTCTCAAGCAGAGAGTGATACAATTAGATCAACACATGCCAGTTGAACAAGTGGGCAACGTGCTGAAGGTTGATTTCAAATCTATAAGCAATAAAAAAGAGAGGAAAGAATAATGGGTAATTCTCCTTACACTGACGCAATCAGTCTATTGCGCGAGGTCGAAGCACACCTTCAACAAGTGCTCACTGAAAGTAATTTAGTGAGAGTGGGTTATAATTGTACCACTACCTGTGTTCAGTGTAATTTTGATCGCACAAAGTTCAGCGATTATCTTCAGGCTGTTTCGGCTCGTATCGACTTGGTAGACAATAGCCGTCCATTTCCTACCGCTGGTAACAAAGCCACCACCCGCGTACAAGAAGACATTTGAATAAGAAAGTCCTTTACAAACATAAGGATATTTGCTATACTGTGTGCCGTTCTTATATAATAAAGGAGATATGAGATGATTGGTAGCGCAGCAGAATTAATAAAGTTTTCTTTCTTCGTAGGTTCAACCTACTTTGCACTTGTCGTGTGGTACAATATATAAAAAATTTGACAATTCTATTTATCTATGGTAGGATATAATGATGGCTAAAAAAGTAAAGAAGAGGAAGATCGGTATTCGTAACTGGTTCGCCGTGCATGCTCACAATAGAACAGGTGCAGGAAACCATGGGGATAAACGAAAGGAGAACTCTAAGAAAGCCTGCCGCAAATATAAGTGGAGAGGCTGATGCCAACTGAAAACGAAGACATCAGAAAATTTATCGAAGAAGAAATTTCATGGGCTTTGCACTACAAGGACGAGAAATACTTGGAACACCTAATAGACAGACACTACACCAGCGTTGACACAAAAGACTGGTTGAATGATGATGAGAGGTATGCTATAGCACAGGCATGGCAAAAGGTAACAGGGCAGACAGTTAACACAGAGGGAGCAGAATGAAGGTGTCAGAGTTGATCACGGGAGATCTTTATGGGATCGATACTAATCCTAGGGTGTGCGTAGTGATCTGGAAGAACAACGAGGTATCAATCCCAATGGCAGAACATGCAGTGCAGTGGAGAAGTGACAAGCACTGTCTCAAAGGCAAGCCAGCATTATACTGTGGTCCAGTTAGCAAGCCGACACACACGAACAAGCAGGGCCACTATAAGATGCATATGTTTATGATCGCTGGACAATTGTATTATGTCCCAGGTGAACATATAAAAAATATTTATCCTTACTTAGAGTTGATAAGAGAGAACAAGAGAGGATGGGAAAGTTATGAAGAAGAATAACAATAACTATAAAAGAGTAAAGATCGGTGGAGTTGACTACCGAATCTATCAAGAGTATGCCAGGGAGGATATCACCAAGAACTGGCAAGACCTTTTCCCTCGCAAGCGCAGACTCTTAGTCATCGAGCAGGCCAAGCCCTGGCCAATAACTAAGTCAGAAAGATACTTTCTTCACATGACCACAGGAGGAGCCTGGGGAATGTTCCCCATTGATTACGGTGGTAAGGTTAGGAAGTATCTCAACAAGGTGGAGTTTTGTAATGAGTAGTACATTTTGGGTAGTGTGGTTATCCATGACTGCCTTTTTAATTTATGCCAACGTCCAACCGACCAAGGAAAGAAAGGAGAGCGATAATAAAAATGGAAGACCTGATCCAAAAGATAACTGAATATGAGAAAGGCGAACTTCCAGATTCGGAAGTTGTTGAGTTATTTCAAAGACTTGTCGACACAGGACTCGCCTGGAAATTGCAAGGCTCCTATGGTCGAATGGCAGCAGCGTTGATAAAGGAAGGAATGATTTTTCCATGAGGAATATATGTAGAAATAGAAGAGGTATAAATTATGGACCTAACTGTTTTTGCATTTATATGGATAGCCGCTACAGCCACAGTGATATACTTGGAGATAAAAAACCCCAAATGGTAAGAGTGTAACAATGCCAAAATTCCCAAAGGACAGAAGAGAAACACTTAGTCTTTGTTATCAAGTGTTAGCCGAGGACTTGGAACTTCTTGTTGACTTCATAAAAATAACAGGCATGAGTGATGATGACCCAGAGATAAGCCAGATGGTCATCGACGTTGCTAAGAACTGTAGACAGAAGTCTAAGAAACTTTCTCTACAAGTTATAAGCAAAGAAGAGAACATCATCAGCGTTGACTTTAAAAAGAAAGAAGAAGATTAAAAACTTCTTGACAAACAATAATATATTTGCTATAGTGGGATTATATTTTATGTGGAAAACAGGAGAAATAGATGAATGACTTACTTAAAAGTGTAGAATTAGAATTCGAACCAGGCTCGAATTACCGGAACTGCCGATTAACGACAGGATCTTTTATTAAAGCGTGGCAGTCAGCCGATTTTGTTGAAGATTTCAATGAACGTCTGGATATAGCCGCTGATGAGTTGAGGCGGACATCCATTGATAATTGTGTGTCTGAACTTGAGAGCAAAATAAAACAGTTAAAAGAAAGAGGAGACTTCGACAGCGACTACGACCGTCGCTGGGGCTTCTGCCGTCCTGATGGTCGTAGCCTTCACTTTAGTATTACCTCGGAAATGGATTCCGAGTATATTTCTAATCCGGATGAATTGTCACAATTTCTTGCTAGAGTCGATGCCACTCAGATTATCGAAACTAAGCAGGACACCTTCTGCAGCGGCGAACCGTACACCAAATATACATTCAAGAGACGATTTGATGACATAGTTCAGAACTTGGAGGCTTATCTTGAACGCCAAAAGGCAAAACTTGAGAACAATGAGCCTCTTGGCACTTACTACACATCAGGTAAGAGTGCTCGACACCTCGATCACCTTCATCGAAATCGAGCCGAAAAAATCGAGAAAGAATATTCACTCACCCTCAGACATTTACCTAACCGCTCAGAAGTGAAATCCTCTCACAGATCTCAGTTGGCAGCACTAGCCGAGACATATGAACAAAAATATAATTTACTTTCTGCTTGACTTTTAATTAAACATCTGTTATAGTATAAACATAACTTAATAGAGAGACAAGCGATGAAGAAAGGCGACTACCCCAAGAGGCACAAGCCCAGCACGTATGTGACTGTACTTGAGGAAGCCGGGTTGCTCTAAAAAATATGAAGAAAACTTGCAGCAAATGTAAAATAGAAAAAGAGATTACCGAGTTTTATAAAAAAACGGCTCGCAATCGTAAAGACACTCATGAGTGGAGATCTCGATGTAAAGGGTGTATGCGTAGGGCAGCGCACGAGCGCCCAAAGGCTAATCATCTGTACAAAGTAGAGTGCCCCAGCGGATACTATTATATTGGATCAACAATCGTCGGTATCGAGCAAAGAAGAAGGTGTCATATTAGAGCGAAGGGAAGCACTACTCTTTCCAAACATATTAAAGAAAACTCTTTGAGCCAAGAAGATCTGAAATATAGTGTTGTTAAGGAATTTCAAGATCCCGAAGAGATGAGAATAGCAGAAAGAGATCTCATTAGGAGTTGTTATGCCGATCCGTTTTTGTTGAATAAAAGAATTCCACTACGCAACGGTACCGACATGTCCAAGCGTTTTTGTACAAAGTGCAAGATTGAAAAGCCACTCGAAGAATTTTATTACCGCAGAGATAAAGAATCATATGACTCCCCTTGCAAACAATGCACCAACACCAGGTTAAGAGAATACCGCGAAGCCAACAAAGAATACTACGAAGCCAATAAAGAAGAGATTGCAAAGCGGGATAAAGAATACTACGAAGCCAACAAAGAAAAGATTTTAAAGACTAAGAAAGAATACTACGAAGCCAATAAAGAAGAGATTGCAAAGCAGCGAAGAGAATACCGCGAAGCCAATAAAGAAAAGATTGCAAAGTACGCCAAAGAATACTACAAAGCCAACAAAGAAAAGAAACTTCTTGACAATTAATTAAACATCTGTTATAGTAATAACATAACTTAATTTAATAGAGAGACAAGCGATGAAGAAAGGCGACGTGTTATTGAAGAAGTGGTGTTTCGGAGTTTCCTATAACAAACTAGAGAGCCATGTTGAAATGGGTGGCGGCGGTGCTCACGTAGCAGTAAGTTTCCCAAGGTATCGCTCGATTGTTCTTCGGGTATTGTCCTGTAAGAAGAAAGGGAAGAACACCTTTGAAGTTGAGGCCGAACAGTTTGTCTCAATGACGGCGAAGCCCAAGAAGATTAAGCAGGTCTTCAAGAAGACCAAGGAAGGTGCATACGCTGTTGAAGGACAGAAGAAGGTCTACCACAAGCTGGACATCCCCTTCGAGGTTGACGCAGAGATGCCACCCGTTGGTAGTCTAGTGACTCTCAATAAGCGCCATTGTCTGGTCGTATCAGTTGGTCGAAACAAGATGACTATCTTTGTCGACGGCAAGTATCAGATAACCAAGGTTAAGCCTGGGACGATTCGATGGCGACAAGATAATATTATTGCCAGTATGCCACAACAAGCAGCGTAAAAAGTTCTTGACAAACAGTAATATATTTGTTATAGTATAAACACAAACTTAATAGTAGAGAGAAAAAATGGCATGGAACGGAACAGTGACTTGTAGTTGGTGCGGGCGTCAAGGGCACAATCGCCGGAGTTGTGAAAGGATGAAAGAGCGAGTCAAAGAAATATTATTGATCCCAGAAGAAGATCGAAGTTATTCGGAAAAAAGTATTGTTCGCGAAGTAACTCACAGCAAAACCTATCATCGTGAACGCAAGTGTACTTATTGTAAAACGGCTGGTCACAACCGGAGAGGTTGCGAGAAGCTCAAAGCCCATAAAGACTACGTGTTTAAACAGGACGTAGCATTCAAGAAGGCTTTTCTACAAAGGTGTAATGAGCTTGGGCTCGGAGTTGGTGCATTCATCAGGGACACCAGAGCCGGGAGGTTTGATAAACTCGACTCTCTTCATTATGTTGATCGCGTCGATTGGTCACGAGTTAATGTCTGGTCTGCTGCTTGTGCTGGTATTCCCCGTGTTTTCATCGCGAAGCCTGTTAAAAAAATGGGTCAAGAAGGTTTTCAGGATGCTTATACAATCAAGATTCCTTCAGATTGGCCGCTTGGTGGAGCCTTCGAGAGCGACCGTTGGCTTGAAGATTCTTACAGTCTGAAGGTAGTTAGCAAGGCTCCTGGTCCACTTAGACCGCCTGAAGGTTGGGTTGAAAATCACTACGGACTAGGTGAGTTCTTTAACGAACGAGAATCATGGGAGTGGAATTATACCGGCGAAGACGGTTCCAAACTCGATAGTTGTGACTTCTGGAAACTTGAAGAAGAACAAGAACTTAAAGAAACTGCTTGACAAATAAATAAATATTTGTTATAGTATAAGCATAATAATCATTAAAGAGACAACTGAGCAACCTATTTATATAAAGGAGCCTTATCATGGCTGTAGATTTTAAAACATTCCTCCACGTTGCCCCGCATGTAACCGCGATTAAAAAACCAATCCTTATTAGAGGACGACATGGAATAGGAAAGTCAGAGGTAGTATACCAGTTCGCTGAGAATATTGGGTACTCAGTTGTAGAGCGACGAGCCTCTCAGATGACCGAGGGTGACTTGGTTGGCCTTCCAAAGACTGACGGCAACGTAACCTCGTTCTGTCCCCCTGACTGGTTTACCACGGCATGTGAGTCACCAGTTGTTCTTTTCTTAGACGAAGTTGACCGCGCAACCATCGAGGTACGCCAAGGCATCTTTGAACTTACAGATAGTCGTAAGTTGAACGGACATCGACTCCACCCTGAGACGCTCATCTTTGCTGCAATCAATGGCGGTGAACACGGAGCACAGTATCAGGTTGGTGAGATGGACCCTGCCGAGTTGGATCGTTGGACTGTATTTGACGTGGAGCCTACCGTTGAGGACTGGCTTAGTTGGGCTCAAGATAATGTTCACAAAATGGTTTGGGACTTCATCAACCAGAACCGTGTACATCTTGAGCACAAAGACGAGTTCGAGCCTAACAAGGTATACCCTTCTCGACGCTCTTGGGATCGATTCAACGAGTGTATGGTTTCGGGAGAGTTCCTTGAACAAGGTGCAAGCCCAGAGGTGTTTAATCTCGCCTCTGCATTCCTTGGTTTCGAGGCTGCTGTATCTTTCAACGACTTCGTTCAGAACTATGACCGCCAAGTATCCATCCACGATGTTGTTACTGATGGCAAGTTGGAGTTAGTTGAAGACTGGGGTATCAATGACCACACTGCTTTTGTAGAGAAGTTGGAGTCCTCTAAGATGTTTGCAGAAGCCTTGAAGGAGGAGCAGGTACAAAACCTTGCAGCCTATTTCTTTGGGCTTCCTTCTGAGGTTGCCATGAAGTTGTGGACAGTCCTAGGTGCTTCCGAGAATGACATCAACAACACAATCCGATTGCACCAAGCGAAGGTTCACGGCGTGCCTGTCTCACAGCGCATGGTTGAGATGCTTCAAGCCGACGACGGCAAGAAGGATGAAGAGGATACTAAGAAGTAAAGAAAGCCGCCGCGAAAAAATTTTCCACAAACCTCTTGACAAACCCACTAAAATATTGTATAGTAATATACATAATATAGAAAGGCAGGGAAAATGTCCGATAAAGAAGAAGATAAAAAGGATAACGTCGAAGAAGTCGTAGAAGCGGCCCCCACTACTCCCGAGTATGAACCCCTTCCCGACTTCGACCTCAACATCCATGTAGCCCGTTTACTTATGAACGAGCCGTTCTTTGCTGCGCTATCACGTCGAGTTGATAAACAAGCAACCGAAATGCTACCGACTGCTGGCGTGTTAGTCAATCCGAACACAGGGCAGTTTGAGATGAAGTACAACCCTCGCTTCTTTGCTACACTTACCGACCCGCAAAAGAGGGACATCATCAAACACGAGATGTATCATATCATCTTCGAGCACTTGACCGACCGACGACCGGAAGGGGAAAAAAATCGCGCATGGAACTTCGCAACTGATCTTGCGATCAACAGTCACTTGCGAGATCTCCCCCCAGGTTGTCTCCGTCCAGGCCATGATATGTTCAAGGACTATCCATCCGGCATGACTGCCGAGTGGTACTTAGATAAACTTAAGAAAGATCCGCCTGATGGATACGATGAAGAAGGCGACAAAGGCGAAGGCCAAGGCGACGGTGATGGTCAGGGAGACATGGGTCAGTTCGACTCCCACGAAGGCTGGGGCGATGTTGACGCGACCACACGAGAGATCGCCAAGGAGCGACTGAAGGACACAATCCGCAAGGCTGCGGAGGAAGCATCGAAGTCAAACTCATGGGGTTCTGTCCCTCAGTCAATCCGAAAGGATATTATGAAACGAATCAGTGGATTCGTTGACTGGAAGAAGGTATTGCGTTACTTCGTGAAGACATCCCAGAAGGCCCGTAAATCGTCTACAATCAAGCGAATCAACCGACGCTACCCTTACGTGCATCCAGGTCGGAAGACCAACAGGCAGGCCAATATCGCCGTGTCTATCGACCAATCTGGATCTGTATCAGACTCAATGCTTTCAGCGTTCTTCGCAGAACTTAACAAGTTGTCTGATCTCGCCACTTTCACAGTCATCCCCTTTGATACTAGCGTTGCAGAAGACCAAGTATATCAATGGAAGAAGGGCGAGAAGCGAAAGTGGGAACGAGTTCGTTCCGGTGGTACGGACTTCAACCCTCCTACTGAATACGTTAATGCCCGTGGCTTTGATGGGCACATCGTCCTTACAGACTTGTGTGCGCCAAAGCCAAAGGCTAGTAAGTGTCAGCGCATGTGGATGACCACAGAGTATTATGCGTCGAACCCTTACTTCCAAACTAATGAGCGCGTGATAGCGATCACAGAGAAAGGATAAGCAAAAAGGAAACTTACAATGAAGATAAACTTTTCTATAGATGTTCCAGTTCAAGATAAGAACGACAACATAACTCGGGGAGATCTCGAATCAATGACCGATGACTTTGTTCGCTTAGTTCAGGCATGGTTTGTTACCTACAACAACAAGACACACGTCTTTGGAGTACCTGAAGTAGAGAGAACGGTGACGGATGTTGCGACACCAGAACAAAGAGAACTTAAGTTAGAGTTTTTTGAAGACTAAGATGAGAACAGATGAAATAATATTTATATGTTTAAGTGTTGTCGTTGTCGCTGCTCACTTGGTGTTCTTTGCACCATGGCGGTTCACAGAGGAAGACGAAGATAGCACACAAAAAAAGGATCCCCATAACTGAATAACACTAGTGGTGCTCTACTTAGAAATGAAGCGGAGGGCACTGCGAAATGAAAGTCGGAGACTTAGTGTTGGATTGGTATTATCCAGGCTTTGGTTTAATCATTGATATCATAGAAGAAAAGAATGGTATCAACAGCGCCCCGAAATTGGTCAAGGTTTATTTTGCAGAGAACGCCACAAGTGAATGGAGATACGAAGAAGAGCTTGTCGTTGTTGGAAGAAAAAAGAAACAAGAAGAAAAAGAAAAACTTGACAAAGAATAAAAAAACTGTTATAATCCCCTATCTATAAACTTTAAAGGAGTAAAGAAATGAAGACAGGAGATTTGGTAAAGTGCCAACTGTTCGAGAAGAACGGAGTTATTACTGGCATGATTAACCTTTCAACACCTACAAGTTATATGGAGGTTGCTAAACTTCAGTGGAACACTGGAGAAGAGGAGACTGTGAATGTCACCGAGCACCCCCAGCGACTTAAAATAATGACTGATATGGAGGCGAATGAAGAGTCCGTCGAATCCTTTGGTCGTGACCTAGCAGAGCCTTAGAAAGAAAAGTTCTTGACAAACAATAAAATATTTGATATAGTAATAATATAAACTTAATCGAGAAACAAAATGGATCAATCAATCGAACTTGGGCTTCCAGTTGTAGTAAAGAATCAAGATGGCTCATGTCTTGTGTCGTTGCCTGATGGCGTCCAACTTATGGTAGCGTCAATCGATGGCGCTCACAAGGTTGTAGAGTACTTCATGGGCTCTGAGGACCGTGAACGAGCAACAAAGCCCCGCATTGGGTTCGTATAGTTGCGTATATAGAGTTGGTTCTAATGAAGAACCGTGATTTAATAAAAGGGAATAAGATGAATATTGGTGATTTAGTTAAGCACAAGTCTGAAGGCATAGGCGTTGTTATGAGTTCATTTGCGAACAGCAGTGGCGAGATAGACAACTATGAAGTTTTGTTTGCACAAAACAAAACATTGAGAATCCAGCCTGACGCACTGGAATTGTTAATTGTTAAATGAAGATCGGTGACTTAGTAATATATGATTACGAACTAGGAGTCATTGAAAGGAGAACAACCGATAAACCCTGGGTCGTTCATCATGGCGAAGTAGGTGTTGTCGTCTCCACCCACTGGCCAGCGTATGGAAAAGAATCGCAAGAGGTTGCTGAAGTACTTTTCTTTGCAGCAAATCATGTCAAAAAATCTTACAAGAAATATTTAGTAGTGGTAAGCGAGGTAGCCGAAGATGAATAAGGCACAGGAAAAAATGAGTCAGTTAGTATACGGCGCTCTCATTGTACAGAGGTATAAACTGGATATTATAAATGAAGGTCGGTGATTTAATATTATATACTCCACACCATCAATACTATGACACAGAAAGTGACGCTCGCGAGCACAATCAGGTTGGTATCGTGCTGAAGTTGTCACCCGGTGGTAGAAAAGCCTCCGTCCTTTGGTCGGGTGAAACCCTAGCACTTTACTTTGCTGTTGGTGATTTAGAGCGTTACCCAAACGAGTTCAAGATACTAGTTAATAAAGCAAAAGGAGAGTAAAGACGATGGATGTACCAATCAGTAATAAAAATAAAGTTGTTATGGTAAAAGCCACCTTAAAGAACGGTAAAAAGTACAGTTTTCGGATGGTCATAACAGGCAAAGAGACAGAGGAACGGCTAGTGCAACTAGCGACAAGCGTGATTAAAAACTCCATGCTTTCATCACCCTCTAAGATGACAATCGACCCAATGCCTGAAGGGGAATAGATGACTCTGAGAACCTTGATAGCCGTTGAATGGGACCTTAACCATCCTGGTATCGCAATGCAGAGAGAGTACTTGCCTTCCTTGGTCACCCTTCCCGACGAATTAAGTTTGGAATGGGCAGACTTGAAAGCAATGGAGCCAGATCCCGACGTGCCATGGGACTTGCGTCCAGATCACGAGGGAGCATTCAATGAGAGTGTTCATCGATGGCTAACAAACAACTTTTGTTGGCCTTCAAAAAACTTTGCAATCGTGGCATCAGGCTCACAATAAAAAAAAGTTCTTGACAACTGATAATATATTTGTTATAGTAGTAATATATTTAATCGAGAGAGAAAAAAAATGCAGCACACATTTCCAGAAGTAGAATACAATCGTTTCTTTAACTTAGTGGAATCATTAGGGAATCAACTGAATGAACGTAAGAATCGATTCGACAAATCCGATGTACTTGAATGTGCAACTGCATGGTTTTCCCAAGGGAAGTTGGAATGGGTTGACCAAGTAGGTTATGACCACGTTTATAACTTCATAACTCCCGGCAGGACTGGAGCGGTAAATCTAAAGTCAGAACAGAAGACACAACAACACGTTTTGTACACGAAGACCGGAAGCCTTAAAAAAACCACGGCAGCAATCCGGTTGTTGAATACTCTTGGAGATGACGAGAACCGCACGTATGAATCAAAGTACGATGTATTACAGATTGTCGACACAGGTGGTCCTCATAGTTTTTCTGTGGCACTGGCATCTCCTGAAGTTGTTCACAAATATGTTAAGAAAACTAAAGATTGTTTCACGGTTCAGATACCGACCGATGAACTAATTTTCCTGTTCCGACCTGAAGAATATAAATCTCGCCAAGTGCCCGTAATTGCTAACTATTTGAAAGAAAAGAGAGCAGCACAAGTGCGATTGATTGAGCAGTTTTAAAAAATAGGGAGAAGAAAATGGAAAACACACAAGACACATTATTTAAGATTGGCGACAAGGTAACCATTATTGATGGTTTGAATCTACCTGGCCAAAGCTCAACCATAAAAACCTTTCCGGTTGGAAAGGTAATACATGTTGACGAATACGACGGAGAGATTACTGTGAGATGGTCAGACTACGACGAAACTGGAGAAAATCCAGATCATCTTAAAAAAGTTCTTGACAACCAATAATATGTTTGCTATAATAGTAATATAATTTAATTGAGAAGTAAAATGAAAGTCGGTGATTTAGTGAAGTTCAATGAAGAGTTCTACCCCGAGTACAAAGGAAAGGTTGGAATGCTTGTTGGCCCTGGTTATTCAACCGGAAGCCCAGTATGGCAAGTTATGGTCGATGGCCGTATTCATCCATTTCATGTTGACACTGTGGACTTAGAAGTTATTGGATACGACGAGAACAAAATGATTGGAGGAAGACTATAATGAAAATCTTCTTAGCAAAATACGAGCACAAGCACGGCACGGACGAGCGAGCATTCAGGACTCGCGAGGGTGCATCGTGGCAACTTGAACAATGGGCTGGAATGTACATTGACGAGTGGGGTCCGCTCACTCCTGACAACATGCCCGCTTCCAGCCTTGTCGAACAGTGGACCGACATCACATGTGGCGCTGAGTTTCTTTATGTTGAAGAGCTTCCTTTGCTCGACATTAAAAACTTCTGCGAAGAAGAAAGAGCATAAAAAATAAAAATAATACTTGACTTTTGTTTAAATATATGAGATAATATATATATAACAATCAAGAAAGAGAGAGAGAAAAATGAGCAAAGAGTTTAAGAATGAAGAGACAGTCCAGATTTGGGATTACATGCACAGTGTCGAGTGCGCGAAAGATGACCTACTCCCAGGACATTCATCAATCGGTCTTGTTATTCGCATGTCACGTCCTGAAGACAAAGGGCCAAGTGGTCATGAGTTAGGTTTGGGCGCAAAAGACTGCTATCTCGTAGCCGTACCCGGCCAAGAAAAGGCGACCTATCACTATCATAAAGAATGGATCCGCAAGGTTTAGGAGCCTCCCTATGGCATATGAGAAAGGTGATAAGATTAAGGGCATGTACTTGGGCGAATATTCGTTTACAGGTTCAATCTGGCACACTGAGGTCAGTACACACGGGCAAAACCTATATCTGGACCTAGACCGTCCCATATTTGTTAATGATAGCCCATACCCTCGCACAAGCATTCTGATTGAAAGTCATAGAAATGAAAATAATATTGAAATAATGCTTGACAACCTATGAAAGATATGTTATTATATTAATATAAACAATCGCGGAGTAAGAAAAATATGGCTACAGATCTTAACACAGTTATTTTATGGGAACAAGCAGTAGAGATGTTCAAACAGGAATATCTTCCTGCTATTCGTCAGGTTGAACAACGCAACAACGGCGGCAAAGCATATGTTGACGGCACAATGCGACGAGAAGAATGGAATAACTTTACTGATATGCTTTGTAAGAATAACGAAATATCCGACTGGCAGTATGAGAACTGGGGTCAACCTGATTGCTGCGAGAAAGAGTCCCGTTGGTAAAGTAGGTTTAAGGATAGACTAGAAAGATTTAATCCGAGAGAAGGAAAAAATAAAATGAGTAATGTTAAAGAAAACCTTGAACCTGTTATTAACAATCTACTTGACGAACTTATAACAAGTACGCACGAAAGTATCGCCCGTTCGTTAGTAGAGAAACATGAAGATAGAATCCCAGTACTCTTTGAGTTAGGACTATGCCCGACTGATGACCTAGAAGAACTTGAGCAACTACTATTAGAATCTTTGCGAGAGTTATAATAAAATATTTGATATACTGTAAGTGTAGTAAGTAATAATAGCGAGAGAGAAAAAAATAATGAGTAAAGATATGAATATGAAGTTCGGATTCTACAACCTAACAAACATGACTATAAACAAACTAAGATTCACAGAACAAGGTTCTGATATACGTATTCATGAATCAGGTGGTTTGTATAGTTTCGGTTGGCTCTTAGGAAAGAACGATAACTTCCAACAGAATGGATGTTACGACGTAGTAACCGACGAAGGCTTGCGTACTTTACATTGGGACCACCTAAGCGCGGCTATCATTCCAACCGTTAACCGATAATATAATAAAGGCTTAAGAGAGTAATAAAGTAAGACATGATAGTATTAAGCATAAATAGTTTAGTTAGAGAGTTGGTGTGCAAGTGGAAAAGGGGTACTGTACCTAAGACTACCACACATAATCCATCTTGTAAAGTGTCAATATTCAGTCACCCTAGCCCCGTCAAACCCATGACACCGAAAGAAAAGCAAAATAAAATGAAAATAAAGCTTGACTTCGGCTTTAAACTATGAGATAATAAGTAATAACTTAATTAAGAGAATCAAATGACTCGTAAGCACTTTGAAGCAATCGCTAACACAATCAAGAACATTCCCTTCACGGACCCGCAAGACCGGGTTATCGCTGCATGCCGTCTAGCCGATGACGTATGCGCCCCTAACAACAAGAACTTCCGCCGGGACCTATTCCTTAAGGCGTGCGGCCTTAGCAGCATTGACGGCGGCTGGCACGATACGCGCAGTGGCGTTGCTGATCACAAGCCGCGCCTAGGCTCAATCTAAGCGCATTGTCTGCTCCTGGGTATGAGCGCGAGTTGCTGGAGGGCATCTAAGCACAAACTACCCACTTTTCAAACGCCAATCATATCAAGCACTTAGTTGAACTATCGCCCAGGGAAAGATAACCGGCGAGACTCATAAAAAGAAAAAAAAGTTAAAAAAGTACTTGACAAGCCCTTTAATATTTGAGATAATAGGGTATAACTTAATAGAGAAGCATCACATGAACGAAGATTTTGCATTTGACCTCAACTCCTTTTGTGATAGCCTAGACGATGGCTATGGCGTCTTTGACGATGTAGCGGATAGCCTGAACTTCGCCAGCGTAGGCATTAGCACTGCTAACCCTAACGCACCCGAGCAGATTATTCCCGAAGTTAAAAAAAAAAAAAGTGTAAAAGCCTCAACCGTAGCAAAGAAAGTGCAGGGTCGTAAAGGAAAGAAGCCAGGAAAAAAAGGTATTTGTTCAGTGTGTAAAGAGACAGGACACAACAAACGAACCTGCCCAACTAAATAAGAACGTGCCCCCGTGCTGATAGGCCACACCTTAAACTCTCTTT